GTTCATCCCGACCAGTTCGGTACTCAGAGGTATACGCAGGCTACACTGGGGCTAAACGCGCACGCTACCAGCGCGCCCATGAAAATCTGTTGAAGCAAGGCAAGTTGGTCAGGAAAGACCAGAGTCGCGTAAAGATGTTCGTCAAAATGGAAGCCTATAAATTTGATGACGAGAAACCTTATCCGGACTGCAGAGCCATTCAGTTTCGGTCCTTTGAGTACACGCTACAGCTTGCCTCAATCATAAGGAGGGCGGAACACAAGATGTACTCGTCTCATGACATACCAGGTTTCGGCCAGGGACGTCATTTTGGCAAGAACCTGTGTCCCCGTTCTCTCGCCCGAGAGTTGAGGAAGGCTTACGATAGCATCCCCGGTTGTAGGATTGTTTTGCTCGATGTCACTAGGTTCGATGCACATGTCTCGAGGCCCTTGATGCGGAGGGTGGAACATGTGTTTTGGGAAAAGGCCTGTGACCATCCACAATTGAAGGAGATGTTGAAGTGGAAATTGGATAATGAAGGCTCAGCTCGAAGTGGCGAAGACCAAGTCAGGTACAAAGTGAAGGGCGGCAGGATGTCGGGGGATGCGGACACCGGCGCGAGCAATTGTGTGCAGGTGGCTTGTGCTCTCGCATCCATGGCCAAGTTAGCCGGGCTTAGGAGATTCGCCATGAACGTGAACGGAGATGATAGCGTTTTTCTGTACGAGGGTGACCTAAGTGACGATTTCATCATAAGCCACTTCGACAAGCTGGGTATGGAGGTCAAGATAGAGGGTAGGCCAGATTCATTTGAGGAGATTGACTACTGCCAGGCAAGGCCAGTGAGGGTAGAGGGTGATTGGGTCATGATTCGAAATCCTAGTAAGGTCATGACTAAGGTTGGATTGACCCACAAGATGCAAGGAGTCTCCAACTACCTCAAGCGAGTGTATACAACCTGTTTGGGCGAGTTGTCACTAGCCAGAGGCACACCCGTCATCCAACCCTACCTTGAAAGGTTGTTGTTCTTGATCCTCAGTCAGATGAACAAGAGATCCTCAAAGAGACCAATCTTAAACCAGGCCATCTCCGATAGTTACCGTTTGTCTGGGTGGCTCCCCTCTGACTGGAAGAGTGGACGCACTATTCCTATCAGTGTCGAGACGCGGACCAGCTTTGCCAAAGCTTTCGGCATATCAGTTGCCCATCAGATTCAATTGGAAGGTGAGATCAGCAGGTGGACGGCTGATTTCACGGCCCCGTCCAAGGGTTGGCCCATAATGCATCCCTGGAACCTCACGGGGCCTGAAAAAGAGAGATGGTAGAATGGGGTTTACCACCTTAAATCACCCAAAACGCACAGCGTGCTAAACAAAATGCCAAGAGACTGCACGGGTG